ATAGATGGCTGCAAAACCATCGATGAGCTGAAAAATGTCTACAAAGACATATACAAATATGTGCAACTGTCCGGTGATAAAGCTTTATTGCAAGGCTTAAACGCCGCAAAAGAAAATAGAAAATCAAAGCTAACAACAGGGGTGGCAGTTTGATGAACCTTTCACTTTACGATGTGGCAAGCGAGTACTTAGAAGCCCTTGATTTTTTGTCAGCACAAGATGAAATGCCAGCCCAAGCTATAGCTGACACGCTGGAAGGTTTGGCTGGCGACATCTCAAAGAAGGCAGTCAATGTGGCAGCCTACTTTCGCAATTTGGATGCAGAGATTGATGCGGTTCGACATGCTGAGAAGCTCATGAATGAGCGGCGGCTGCGCTTAGAGCTGCAATCACAGCGTCTTAAAGATTATCTACTTAAGAATATGGAGCGCTGCGCTATAAAAGAAGTTAAGTGCCCGTATTTCGTTATCAAAGTTGTGAAGAATCCACCCAAAGTGGTTATTGACCAAGCAGCGTTGGTGCCAGCTGAATTTGTCAAAGAAGAAGTGATTAGGAAAATTGATGCTTTGGCTATTAAGAAAGCCTTGCAAGCACACAAAGAAGTACCCGGCGCATCACTGGTGCAATTCAACCGACTTTCAATTAAATAAGGGCTATAAAAATGAGTAAAGGATTAAATCGCGCAATGCTAATTGGCCGCCTTGGCAAGGACCCTGTTGTTCGTAATACAAGCGGTGGGCTAAAGATTGTTGAGTTTTCGCTAGCAACCGGTGATAGCAGCAAAGACTCAGCGACTGGGCAGTGGGTTGAGGTGACAGAATGGCACAACATAGTAGTATTTGGCAAGCTTGCAGACATTGCAGAACAATACTTGAGCCGCGGCTCGCAAGTGTTTGTGGAAGGCAAGATTAAGACAGAAAAGTATACCGACAAATCCACAAATACCGATAAATACATGACGAAGATAGTCGCTAATAATATCCAGATGCTTGGCGATAAAAAAGAGTCGCAATCAAGGCAGCCGGGCAGCGATGACAACGCTTCATACGACGACATCCCATTTTAGAGGTAATCATGGAATTGCAACTCAATTGGGAATATGACCTAGAAAACAAGGGGGAGCTGTTAAGCCGCGTGCTCGTCATCTATGACCGCAGCGAGCTAATCCCGGAGCGTTTAAAGAAAATAGCCGCGCCGTTTATCGTCATCAAGAAGACAGACGGTGGCATCTTTGCATTTTGGCATAATGGCGAGTTTAACTTGGATCTGCCCTACAATCTGCGCATACGCCTGGAAACGGGTAGGCCAGCTTAAGGAAAGAAAACCACTCAATCCTTTACTTAGCATTAGTTTAAGTAAAGGATGATTAACCAACTCAAACAAAGGAACTAAAATGGCAACAAATAGCGCTTTAAAAGCTTATGCTGATGCTGCCAAACAGATAGCAATAGGGGCTTATATTTTAGAAGAAAACCCCGGTACCTGGATATCATTTGGCTCTTTTTTAGTAGGGTTTTTAACAGCAATTTGCCTGGCATGCCTATTGCTAATATTCATACCGGCAAGCACACTTCTCAGCAATTTTACTAAAAAAGAATTAACCAAGGCGGCTGCACTTAGCGATTATTCAGTGCAATCCCCTTTTCTTTTGAGCCATATGAGCTGCCAAAATGAAAGCCGACGATGCATGTAAGCGTTGTTATAAGGCTTCCTAGCATCATATTTATAGACGATTGGGAATCTTTTGGCATGGGAACGGTCACAGTAATGGTTAAAATGATGAAAAACCCTATTGTTACCGTAACCGACAAAAATTGCGCAACCCAGTCTTTATGCTCGCGCGCATTCATACGGTCCTTTACTTCAAGCGCTAGCACGTTATAGCTGTGTGACAGCTGAAATTGAGCGCTTTGAAGCATCATCTCTTGCAGCTTTGCTTCATGCTGATTCTGTAGCTCTAGCAACTTAATAGAGGCTTGCGGGTCCTGTTTTAGCTTATCGGCAAGCGCGTCAGGGCTGCCTGCATCTACGCCCAAGGCGGCTGCTATCAGTGTGCCAATGGCAGCACCACCGGGCAACGGCAGTGCTGCACCGAGCAAGGGAGCGGCCTTACCAACAACCTGCGCAATGTCTGCCCAGTTCATGCTATGAAGCCGCTCGCCGCAGCCAGCCAGCTTTAAATTTTGCTTGCTTTGGATTGCGCTCAATTATCTTTTCATAAAACCACACGCATTGCGCACGTAATAGAGCCAGCAGCCTTTTTGGGTCAACATTATTAATAAAGCCCAAAGTAACAATGCCCAGCACTCCATCATCTTTTGGTTGGTCGCCAAAACACGCTTTTTGGCAAGCACGTTGCAGCAATTTATGTGCTTGGGTAGCGCCCATGTTGACCGCCATATCAAAAACTTTAGTGGCGACTTCTTGGGCGTCGATTAGCCGGTAGTGGTATTTTTTCCACCAGAACTCTTCATAGATAGCCATCGCATCTTCTTTTTTAAGCGCTTTGATATCATCCACATCCACCCCTCCGTCTAGGTTTGTATCGGCCCATTCTTTGGGCAAACCCTTTAAGAAGCGCAGGGAAATGCCATATTTGGTAGCGCCGCCGGCATCGACTGGGTCATTGACGTAGCCGCCTTCAAATTCCAATGTTGCCGGTATCGCGTATTTAAATTCACTCATTATTGACCTCTATTAGGCTTGTCGCGCCAACGCTCAAGTTTTTCTTCTAGCCGCAAGTTGCTGGCTTTGATTTCGTTGATGCTGTCTTTCATCTCTGACAGCTGAGAATTAATAAACCGCTCGTCGGCTTGGCGCTGTTCGTGCATGCGGGTAATGACAAAGCTGCGGATGTCGTCAAAACGCTTAGAGTAGTCAGCGTCGACCGAGTGCAAGAGCTTTATTTGGCTCTCAAACTCCTGCTTGGCTGTTCCTATCATGTAAGGAATGCCGGCCAGTGAGCTGACTGCGGCCACGAGCGATAAAACCATTAAAGCTTGCTGGATAACAGGCGGTTTTGTGTACATATCATTGTCCGCCGTGCCACGTTATGCCGGTTGCGGTTGTGGTGTAAGGGACGCCGCCTAGGGTTGCAGCTGTTAGCACCCGCGCCGCCTTAGCTACCACATAGTCGCCATCGAGCAATCCCAGGTAGGGGTTGATGCTGCCATCCATCATTTCTAGCATTAGGTTCCCGCCAACAGATATATGGATATAGGTACAGGCTTCGCCGCCAGATTGGCCTTCTACTATAAAGGGTTCATCAAGTGTAACAATGCCGCCGCGGGTGCTGACTAAGCCAATCTGGCCATTTTCTTTGTTAGTATCTAGCGATAAGCTACCGATGCTACTCATGCTGCTGCTCCTTCTGTACGCTTGCGCTGGGCTTCCATTAGTTGTTCAATGTTGTCGATATAGATAAAAAACCTATCCGGCTTCGAGCCGGTTTTATCAAATGGCACTTGTCTTGACTGGCCTTCAATCGCATAACTCAAGCCATCAACAGAAGCGATGTACTCGGTAATAATGTCAGGCTTTGCTGGGATTAACGGCAAATCAAGCTTGGCGCAATCAAACGTAAAGCGGTCGATAGCATCGATATATTGGTCTCTTTCGCTTGTAATGATAATGAGATTGTCGGGGTGGTATTTGAACGTTTTCATAGTGCTCCTAAAGTTTAATCATCAAGTTTAAAAATAGGGTTGGCTGCATATTTTCATGTGCCTGCCCGCCAAGGCCTTCAACCACGCCATTTCCAGTCACGATATACTGAAGTGGTGGGGTGTAGGCATGGAACCCGCCGCCCTCATACGGTTGTGTTGCCCCTGCACCCATTACGCCATGCTCGTGTGGAGAAGTAGTGGCTTTTGTAAGCGTTACCGACTCAGCGCCAGCAGTTGTTGCGGCAACTCTAGCGGTCATACCCTCAAAAGTGCCCGTTGCCGCTAATGTGCGACCCACAGCAAACAGCAGTTGAATGCGTCGATTCGCCGCCCAATCTGCCTCCGCAGTTGTTCCACGTTCCACAACCGGCTCCCCGGCCGCATCCTGCATAGGTGCATCAGCTAACGCCGCCGTCCCCCAGATTAGCTTGTAGAGCGGCCAGGTATCGGAATTAGCACGGCCAGTAGCGCCAGATGCAAAGTTACCGATGGATTTGTTATCCATCATCACCCAGCCCTTGGCGGCCGTTGCTTTAAGCGTGTGCTTGGTGTCGCCAGTGCTAAAGTATTCGGGTGCTAATAAGGCTCTTTCAATATCATACGTGCGGTATTGAAAAGGGTTAGCCAGCTCGCCCAGCTCAAGCTGTACGTTAGTGAACTGGACGGTGCAAACGGTATTGAGCGGCATGGCTAGCGTGAGCTTGACCCGGTCATTGCCGTCCGTGCCTTTTACCTTGCCGGTGACGCTCGGTAGCGCAAAAGTCGCTGTGTAGCGCTGCCAGGCCGATGTCAGAGAGAAGGTTACGACATTGGTTCTAACAGTGGTGCTGGGCGTGCCGCCGGTGCCAAAATCTTGCGCTATAACCAGCTCAATTGGGCTTGAGCTTGGGCTTTTGGCGCTAAAAGAGAAGCTAACCATCTCGCCCTGAAAGCTAATTACATCGTGAAAAGACGTCCAAATATCCTTGATGCTTTCGCCAGCGCCCGCGTCAGAACAAGAGTATTCAATGTAGTTTGTGGGGTTTTCTTCTACGCCCGCCACGCCACCCATGGGGAAGGGGATAATTTTGACTTTATCGGTCCCGGTCGCATTGTTTTTAATGAATTCCCAGCCGTCTGCTACTTCAAAGGCGGTAATCGGCAGCCCGGTCATTTCTGCTTGTGCGTAAAAGCGAAACTGACCGTTCAGCACATGGTTGGCAATAGGGATAAGGTTAGTTACTGGCGCCCCGCCACCGCCTTGGGGTGTGTAACTCTCTATCGTGGCTATCAGTGCGCCGTAGCGGTCACGCACTTCGATGTAATAGGCTTCATCGTTGGCCCAATATATTTGCCCAACTTCACCAAAATCATTCAGTCGTATAGGATTTTCATATTTTGCTATGCCACCCGGGTCCTGGTAGGTTTCTTTTTTGTCGCTTCTTTGCATGTCGCGATAAGTACCAATGGTGCCATTGGCAGCTTTATTGCCGAGATTATCAAGGAAAGCCCAGCGAAATGATGGGGCTAGGCTATAGGAAGTTGGCATTATTAATTAACTCCGGGGATGATGGTGCGTAAGAGCGCGTTGGTTATTTTTGTGTCTTTTTCAGGATTGCCAATTTTCTTGCCGCCATAGGCTTGCCGCAAAGCGTTGCCGGTAAGGAGCTTTTCGGTATGCTTATCAAGGAAATACTTACCTACTCCTAGGGCGCCAGCTGCAGCAGGATTAGTAGCACCCCAAACACTGGCAAGACCGGCATATTTAGCTATATCTTGCACTATTGGGTTGTTTCTAAACCCAGTAACATTTGGGTTTTCAGCAATTCTAGCCTCTCCAATCATTCTGTTAAGAGCGCTTAAGCTGTCCATTCGCTTCCTAATTTCTGGCGAAAAAACACCCGTTTTGCGCTTGTTATCAAGACCGTTGTAGGTCTTCAGAAGGTTAGCCGTAGAGATAACCTTATCTTTCTTTTCGGATTCTGTTAGCATGCTATTAAAAGATTCATGCCCTAACAGGTGCTTGGTGTCTTGGTCTAGCATGCCAACAATCGCTTTATGATTACCGGTGAGTAGTTGAGCTGCCAGTTGATCACTTGTTTTTTTCTCGGTTATAATATTAGCTAAGGACGGATGTCGGAAAGGGATAACGTTTTTAGCAAAGTAACCTTTTGCAGAGCCCCAGCGCTCAAACAGGTCTTTATTCTGTGAAGCCGCCAGGGAATCTTCAATATCTTTGCGGATATGGTGCTGCAAATCGCGAGCAACACTTGCGGGCCGCATCTCTTGTTTTGCCGCGTATTCGTCGGCTAATTTACCAATATTGGAGTGTGAAAAATGTGCATCAGCATACTTATAGGCCTCGGCCTCAGCCTTCTTACCCCCTTTATTACTTATTACTTGTGGAGCAGATAACTGTTCTAAAATTTCCTTTAGCTCACCTTTGATGCCGGTGCCCAGTACTTTTTTATCTTTTTCTAGCTCGGCTTTGGCGAAAGCTCTAGCGCTTGGGTAGTCGTGCATTGAAAATCCGCGGCTATCAGCTTCATCAGTGATATTGCCAAACATTTTACTAGCTGTTTTTGCATGCGTTTTTTGAAGCTCGGCAATGCGGTTGAAGAGCTCCATAGGAACCTCTTCACGGCTGACATTGCCCCGCAGGTCATCCATTATTTTGTTGGCTTCATTGTCAGCTGCCCCAATTAATTTGTGCTGGTTAAGCTCAACCGCGCCCTTGCCGCCATAAGTATTGGAAAGTGTGCTGTTATAATGACGGGACAGGCTCTTATCGCCAACCAGCGAGCCAAAATCTATCTTTGCATCGCCTATTAATGGTTTAGCTTTTTCATATATGGCAGCTGCTTCTTCTGGTGTTCGTATCAATCCATGCGAAGCTTTGTTTGTGTACTTCTGAATCAAAGCATTGGCCGCTGCTGCCGGCGCACCTATTGCGCCTCTTAACCCCGCCCCCAAAGTTCCCCCAATTAAAGCATTCTGCGTAACCGAGCTATCCGGGTCGGCAGCACCGTATAAAGCGCTGTACCCGGCACCGGTTAAAGCAGCATCACCCATTGATGCTAGCAAAGCCGGTACTGCTTTGGCACCTTTGTAGGCCTTGCTTACTACGTTAGCAGCGCCAAATGGTGAGTAAAATCCCGTCAGCATATCAGCGGCAGTGGCAACGCCTTTGTAGGGCGCTATCTTATGAAATGGCGCTTTTGGCACCTTTGGGATATTAAGACCTAGAGCATTCACGCCGGTGATGCCAAGGTTTATGCCGCCACCAACTATGTCTGCGGCATTTTGCAAAACTCCAAGGCCGGCGCTACTGAGCGTTTTGCCGATAACGGTTTGGCTAGGGTCAAAAGATGAAATGCCAGCATTGTAATTGTCAGCTTCTTCAAAGTCTTTAGCAGTAGGCCTAAAGCTTGCGGCAGATTGCTTATCAAGCTCTTCAATGTCTTCTTTGGTTGGTCTGTAAGCCATCATTGCCCCGCGTGCGTGCGTTTATATTCTGCCTTTTTATCCGGAGATAGCGCGTTATAATATTGCATGAACTCATCTTTAGATTTGAATTCCATGGGATGGCTTTCGCTCTTGGCGGCAGTCAGGTCAACGCCTGCACGCAATATTTTCTTACTCAGCTCCTCTCTCTCAACCACCTCTTTTATTTTGCGCCGTATTCTGTCGGTGTAAGTCTGTCGTGTCTCACCTTTCATAGGCTCTACAGAATCCAGCACCATTTTTGTGGTATTGTCAGTATTGTTATACCCATAGGCGGCCATCATGGATTCAACGATACCTTTAGCTGTACCAGAGGCCTCAGCGCTTTGAGACGGCAAGCCGTTATTAGTAAGCCCAGCAGGGTTTGTAATCTGGGCAAGCTTTAAAGCTGCCTGGCCTTTGTATGATAATAATGGCCCATAAATATCCCCAAGCGCCTTAAGTGCTGGCTCGACCATTTGCGCCCCGACCACACTTTTTTGTAAACGAGTAATATTTGGCGTGGTAAGTGCTGACTTGGCTTTCCCTGTTTCTGGGTCTATAAACGTAGCGCCAGCGGCACCATGCGATGTTCCGCTAGTGGGATCTTTTACAATGCCGGGCTGGGCATTTGCGGGTGACGAAGTAACGGGGAAAGGTCCGCCCGCACCAGTATTTTGAGATACCGTTGAAAAGTTTGCAGACCCATCGGGCCCCATCGAAAAGTTAATGCCGCCAGAGGTTTGCGCCATATTATTTAACTTCATGGCTAACGCTTGAGCAGCCGGGCTTTCTTTCCCATATAATGAGACGACATTGTTGTAATCGGTCAAAACCTTGCCTATAGGCGAGGCTAATTCAGTTTTACGGCGATCCATTTGGTCAAGAAGCGAATTCTTTCTAGCGCCACTTAAATCAGTTGACGCGTTTAAGTGATTAATCTCGGCCTCGCTTTTTGGTGCGACGTACTGTGCTTGCTGCTCATACACTTTTCCGTGTTGCCGAGCCATTTCTTCTTGAGCTTTTTGCGCCATAATTTTTTGCGCAATTAACTGCTGGTCGTATGGAATTTGGTCTATCTTCCCTTGCTGTAACGCATTGCGCTGCTGTAGGAGTTGTGGCAAATACTGGTTGTTGGTTTGGGCACCAATTAGCTGCTGTTGCTGAATATCGTTGCGTTGCTGCAGTGACTGCGGCAAATATTGGTTATTGGTCTGCGCATTAAGCGTTTGCTGACCCATTAACGCATTGCGTTGGCGCAAGGATTCTGGCAAATATTGGTTATTAGTTTGCGCATTTATAACCTGCTGATTAAGCAAATCAATGCGCTTTTGCAAAGACTTTGGCAAAAACTGGTTATTGGTCTGCGCCCCGATTACCTGCTCTCCCAGTAATGCATTGCGTTGCTGCAAAGATTCGGGTAGATATTGATTCTGCAATTGCGCTTGCTGTAATTTCTGTTGCATGAGTTGCTGCTGCAAGGGCTGGCTTGCGACCTGCGCCTTTAACAGCGCGTTTTCCTGCATTTGACGCTCTTGTGGCAAGAACTGATTAAGAAAATTAGCATTGGTGTTATAAACCGGTACGCTCATTATTATTACCCCATCCCCAAGTTGCCAAACATCTTGCCCGCCGTGCCAAACAGGTTAGCCCACCCTTGCATGCGCCCCATGTTTTGACCGAGCTGCGCATTACCGACGTCACCATACCCGCGCATCATTGCGTTGCCCTGCTGCATGTAGTTATTACCCATCTGCTGACCTGCGCCGTAGCCCATGTTTACCATGCCCTGCTGCTGCCCAAGGCCATTGTTATAGATGCCAAGCTGTCTATCCAAATAGTTGTTTTGGTCGGCTTTCATGATGCCTTGCGATTCTTCATTGACTTGGTTTAGCAAGTTACTGCTGCCAAGCATCCCGCTAGCGCTGGCCGCGTTCATTGCCGAGTCGGCCCCCATCTTTAGCTGACGCTGAGCACCCGGACTGGTCTCGTAACCCTTCATCATGTCTTCAGTAAACTTATTGGGGTCAAGCATGCGCTTGTAATTGTCCATATAAGGGTTCATTTCGCCTTTACCTGCTTGGTAATAAGGGTCCATTAGCGCATTGGCTTGACCCGTGTTCTTTCGGTATTCGTCCATGCCCTCGCGCAGTCGTTTTTCCATGTCTTCATAGCCACCTTGCTGGCCGCCACTAAAAAAGTCTGTAATTGAATCGAACATCGACATGGCTTACGCTCCGCTTGAGTGGCTTATGACAAGCCAGGATAGAATGTGGTCGGCGCCGGGGTCGGCGGACAGGGTGACGGTTATTTGACCGTCTTGGGTTGACTGTGCGAGCACCGATACCGGGCTTACGCCGCTGGTGTTGATGGCAACGAGCGCGAAGTCGCCGGCTTTAATTGCAGGCTCAGCTATAATCTGGGTAGTGCTGCCCGCATACGTTTGGTATAGGCCGGACATAAAGGATTCAATGAAATCATTGAGCGCGCCTTGCGTCTTGATTAGCCACGTACGCATGGGCTCGCTTAAGCGCTTATCGGCATCCATAGCGATGTCATAAATCGGCGGCTGAGTGATGTAGGTATCGATGCTCATGACGGCAATACCGCGCAGTCAATCGCGCCGCCTAATAGGCAAAAGTTGACAGCGTTGTAGAAATCAATCTTAAACACATAACTGCGAGCGGTGCCCAGACGCCGCCAGATAGCGCGGTGATTGTATTGGCCAATTTTGCTAAAGTTAGCGCGTAAGTACTGGTCAAAGGTCACCCCGCCGTTGGTTGAAATGCCCAAAAATACTTGTGGCTCTTCATCAGGGCCGGATGCCGGCGCTAATCCCGCTGCGAAATCCAATTGGATTTCATTGATGCGGATGCGGTTATAGGTTGGGTCACTGAAGTGTTTGGTGATGCGCTGGCGGTGAATAGCTTCGCCGTCGTTATCCAAAAATTCCACGCTCTGTTCGTAGAGTTTTGCGCTGTTATAGGCGCCAATTATGTGTTTATTAGCAAAAAAGGTATGGCATTGCCCGATGTGACGCTTTGCGCCCAGGTCTTCGCATTCTGACCATAATCGTGTGTTAACATTAAATAAAAAAGTCTTGTGGGCGGTTGGGAAAGTGAGCTGGTAAAATATTTGCCCTTTGTCTTTATAGATGTAGCCCACCGCATCATCGGACTTGCTATAGCCTGATATAGCTTCATCGATTTCGCGCGTGCTAATCGGCGCAGGCGCTGTGCCATCGGTCATCATGACCGAGCCCACGCCATCTTTTGTTTTTGCAAGCCAGAACAATAATTCATGTTCTTGCGCTATGCTATCAACCGATATACAGCCGTAGCCCAGCGATGTGGCCAAGCGAAACGGCATGCCTATGCCCCCGCGGTTTTCCCACACTTCGGTGACTAAGCTGCCAAAGATAAACAGCTGCGTGCGCAAGTTCTCAAAGCCGACAATCGTGTCGGGCTCGGAATTGATTTGGGCAAAGACACCCGGCCAATCTGCGCCGTTATTGATGGCTGATAAGTAAAATCCGGCGGTATCCCGGTTGTTAACGATGAAGCGGCCATCTTTAAAAATCACATCACTGGGGAATGGCGGGAAGTTGGCGTGGGTAATCTTTGTAAATGTGCTGGCATTGTTGTCCCACAAATAACCGGCCGTGCCATCGACAAAGATGATTTGATTATTCTGGTTGGCGTCGACACCGATGTGGCCGGTGTTGGTTAGCAACGGGATGCTGCTGGTCAGCTTCACCGTGTTATTGGCATCATCAATGCGGTAAATGTCTTGACCACAGACGGCGTAATAGAAGCCTTTAAAGGTGAATAGCCGGCGTACGTTATCGCCTGCTGGCAGCGTTAAGAGCAGTTTGCGGCCAGGGGTTGGGTATAGCGCCTTGGGCTTCTTGCCTTCCGGATCCATTATCTGAAACAAGTTTAGCGTGCGCTGGCAATCCAGCTGCGTAAAGCGCTCTTGGCTAAATGACCCAACAACATCAAAATCAGCTCGCACCGGATGGCCCCCAGAATGGTCTGAAAGCGCGTTGATTGACGCGGACGGCTAAATCAATGTTGTTAGAAGCTATAACGGTTCTTTCTAACTCTTGATAAATGGATTCTTTATTAGCATCCCAATTGGCGGTTTCGTACACGCCTGCCAACTCTTTGGCCAGGGCGTAACGCAAGAAGCGGAAGTAATACGGTGGCAACTCATCAAGCCGATCATCCATCTCCAAGTCGTCTATCGTAAACTTTGCCACCAGCGTGCAGGTATTGGCGTCATAGGGCAGCGGGTATAGCTCAATAGTGCTCAGGTCGGCACTGTTTTGAAGGGATATATATTGCGGTATTGATCGCTGCTCTAAAAAGCGTACCGACGTTTGTAATTGCTCGGGTGCTACAACATTTATGGGGTAGGCGATATTGCCGCGGGTAATGCTGGCGCTGATGAGAGAAACAATTTTATCGGCCTGCACATCGGCGCTATCTTTATTTGAAAACACATACACCCCTTTTCCAGGGGTGAGTGTGAAACTAATGGTTTTTTGGTAGGGCACTAGCAGCGCATTGGCCGAAAACGAGGCCAGCAAGTCATTCAAGTAGTACAAACCTTCTTGCACCTCGTATTCTGCTGGCTTTGTCTCCGGCGAAAACTTGCCGAGCACATAAAATGCTCGGATGATAATTTCGCGCGCCGTGATTGCCATTGCTATTGCTTGCCCTTGTGCTTAGCTTTGCGTGCAGCTTTGTCCTCAGACTCTTCCAAGTCTGAGGGTTGGGCTGTCGCGTCAAGCTCGGCTTCTTTCTGCTTTAGGTCATCAATGGCTAACTTTGTTTCGCATATATCGGCCTCCAGCGCTTGGCGGTGGCTATCAAACCACACGCCGGTTGCTTTGAGCTGTTCATACTCAGCCAAGTTAAGTTGACTTCTGATGCCGCCATTCTTGTCATACAGCATTGCTAAAAATTCACCCATCGCCGACTCCTTAGGTTTAGTTGCCGGTTATGGGCTGTGACATCATGCGCACCAAATAGCCGCCGTTAATGCCCGAGCCTATTAACATATCCATACGGTTTAAGTTCTGGTATGTACGGATATCAGCGCCCACGGTATTAGTCATCGCAATTTGGTATTTATCGCTAAAAGAACGTGAAGAAATTACGCCGCCTTCGAGTGCCTTGATTGGTGGCGCTGCAAAAACAATAGCGTTACGGTGATAGGCATAGCTCACATCGTGGGTAGCATATAAGCTAACGTTGGCATTCACCTGCAAGGCCGTGTTGATGATTTGATAGGGCCCTGAAACTTCAATCGCGGGTTCAACCGTAATTGTTACAATGCCCGAGCCATTAGCGCCCGCGTCAGCTTGAACGACGAACTGTGCAAGTTGCGTAGTTTTAGACTTAACGGTTCGGTGAACGAAATGACTACCGTCTACCCGAATCACATCGCCTTTTTTAACTACGCCGGTAGCATTTGCTGGCAAGCCTTTTAAGACAATAGTATTGCCAGAGCTAACTGTCGCATTAATTTGACCGCAAGGTATTACTCCGGCTACGGCTGATGTCCCATCACCACTTCCGGCAATCTGGGTCGTGTTGAATACCGTTTCAAAGAAATCAAATCCGGCAGCATGGCCTAAATAACCTTCCATGATGGCAGCGTTATTGATTTTTTTGTTGAAGTAATTCTGGGCAGAATTGGCGATAGTTGCAGAGGCCATGGGGGTTAAAGCCATGTACCGCATGCCATCATCGGGTATACCAATTTCCACCATTCGGGCGCGTGCAATATTGATAGCGCTAATGGAGTTCAATGGGGATGCGGGAGAGCCGGCCGTGTAGTAACCACTGTATTTCAGCTTTTCAGCAATGGTGCTCTCTGCTTTTTCAGCTAAGGCACGAGCCTTTGCCAATAGGCGCTCGTTTAAAAATGGTGCATCGGCCTGGCGCTTCAAGGTGAGCTCTGTGCCATCCAGCGCAATCATCACATGGAAGTTTTGGTCAACGGTTATAGTGCTTACGCGTTGAATAATATCCTGTGGTGTCGCTACCCAGCCCGCTTCGGCGGTATAGTTTTCTTCCAGTCGGTAAGATAGTGTTTCACCGGTTGCGTATTGCAAATTTTTGTACTGTTTATCAAATCCGCGATAAGCAGTTTTGACATATTTAACTTGGCTTAAGTACCGAATTAATATCTCGTTGGTAATGTATTGCGTGACGGCTATATTGTTTGCCATGGGGTTTTATCATCCTGCGAATTTCTTGAAATCATCTAAAAAAGCACCATCGACCCCGTTCTCGCTTCTATTTGCGAGTTCTGCACGTGAGTCTTGTGCGGCTTTCATCGGCTGCGGTGCTGATGATGTTTTGATAGGATTTCCCGCAGATAGCCGCCCTTCCAGGCGTAATATTTCAGTGACTTGTCTGTGTTGAGGTAAACTTCTTATTTTTTCGAGTTCTGCTCTGTGATTTTTGGCGACGTTATACCAAAAGTCCCCGGCATTGCCGGTAAGTGCGATTGCATCGCGCATGGGCGTAGACACCGGTAACGTTGGGTCTTGCACAATTTCCGCATAGTCTGCGTAACGCGCGGCTGCCGCGGTCAGGCTTCGTTGTTCATCTTCATAAATTTGTTGAATTTCTACATTGCGTTCATCGGTTTGTCTGGCTGATTCCTGAGCAATTCTTGTCTGTTCTTTTTGCTGCTCATAAGCTTGAATGGCTTGGTAGACAATCTGCGCTTGTGGGTCCAGCTCAGCTTGGGCTTGCTGATGTTGGTTAGCTTGCTGATTCTGCTGGCCGTAGGATCGTTGGTACTCCTGCATTTTCTCCTCTAGTCGCCGCTCATAAGCTAGGCGTTCGCGCTTGTTGATGGCGTTAACTTCATCTTGCGTAAACGTTTTGGCAGCAGGTTGAGCAGGCGCTGCTTGTTCTTGAGCGGCTTCAGACTCTTTAGGCGCGCTATCTTGGCCGGCGCTTTCTTGCTCAGCAGAATCATCTTGCCCATTGCTTTCGTAAGAAGAATCAAGACTTGACTCAGCTGCATCCACAGCGTTTACTAAAGTGTTTTCGTCGCTCATAGCATCATTTCCCATTTATTAGTTCTTTTGATTTGTTAATAATTTCGGCAATCTTGACTTGATGATTGCTGAGATTGACCATTGCGCTCATTTGCGCGGTATCGCCTTCAATGTGTGCTTTGGCTACCTCGGCTTCGGCTGATATCTGTTGTGATTCAACCTTGGCTATAGCTTCAGCAGCACGCACGGTGAGCTCTTTTTTACGCAGCTCTTGCTCATCTCTTTTAAGCTCAATTGTCATTCTGTCGGTCTCATTCTTTGCTTTTTCATTCTCAACATTGGCTTTTTGAATTTCGAGCTCTTGCATTTTCATCATCATCATGGGGTCGGGCTGTTGTGGTGGCTTAGGCTTTGGTGGCTCGCCTTTGCCGGCGGCAATAACATCAGGAGGCACGATTGTTTTAAAGCGCCCCACCATTTCCTTGACGTTTTTCGATGGCAGTTCTTCGACATACAAGTCCGCGCATAACTTGAACATGCCGGGGTCTAGTGAAAATATTTGCTGCATCGCGGCGATATATTCAGCCTTTTGACCCTCAAACGAAGAGCCCGCATCAAGATGTATTTTGTATTCACCCTTTGTTACGTCTTTATCAATGCCGCCTTGGTATTGGCCGTTGTAAATGGGCTTATTGATGGCGACAGAGCGCAGGCCATGCTCGGGTGTATCAATCATTAGATTTCTAGGAGTGTCGTAGATGCGCGGAATTAGCTGGGCGATGACATCTCCGGCTTCAGCAATGGCGCGGTTTAGCGCATCGAAGGTTACGAATGTAGAGGTATTGCCACGCTTAACACGAGCCGCTATAGCCACGCCTGAAGACTCGTTGCCTTGGCCGCCAAGCTGGGTTTCATAGATGCCAAGACATGTCGTTATATCGCGCTCAGCGCGTTGGAACTGCATCATCAGCGACTGCGAAAGCTCAGGTGGCGTTAGCTGCTTAGGTATAATCACGTTGCCCGCTACAACTTCAGGCGTGAAGACTAAAGCGCCTTGGTATTGGCCTGGATTGCGCCATACCGCGTCTTGTCCGGCAATATTTGTCGGGGTTGCGAGCCATTGGTCATAGCGTGTGGCTTTAATTAAATAGGTAATTTTAGTGCCGAGATGATTGACCACGCGCTGCGCATCAACCGCATCTTTAACAAAGGGTCGGGTTACTTGTTTGTTATCGATGATGGCGCTGTTTTGGTCGACAAAGATGATGCCGAAAGCCTTAGCTGGCCATTCGGTCTCTTCTAAGATGTGGTCGCCAGCTATCTTGTAGCGCTTAATAGTGGTCTCTAGCGTCTCGCGTTCTTTGATGATTTCCGGTACTGGCATGCCGATAGCTAGGCTTTCTGCGGCTAGCTTGTCATAGTCTGTTTTAGCCATTTTCTGGCCGTCGCTAAGCATGACTATTTGCTTTACTTTCATCTCTTTCTTGAAGTAGTCAACCAGCATCATGCTCTTGTCATCTACCCAGCTGTAGCCACTGCTTGGCAGTGTTGTGCTTTCGATATCTTTATATTTTGGGTAGCGCTTCTTCCACTCCCGTCTGCTCATCGTGTAGTAACGGCCGGCAAAGCCACCATCTGTTTTAGCTGTACCTGTTGCGCTGGGGTCCCAGAAGCACTTGCTGGGGTCATCTATCTTGCGAATCGCGATACATTGGTCGAAACTGTCTTCACTTTCGTACTCGGTATCAATGCAGAATGCGCCATATCCGGCGACTAACGCGCACTGGAAAGCATGCTGATACGCCACACGCGCTTCCGTGTTAAAGGCAATAGTCTTTAATATTTGCTGAACAAGTGATACTTGCTCAGCTGTTACGTCGTCACTTGTGCAGACAACTTGCAAATTTGGCGTGTTCTGGCGCTGGTCGCCGAGGATATTGTTAATGATGGCGCCCAGTTTATTGAATTCCAGCGGTGTGGCATCCGAGGATTCAAGCGCTTGCTTTTCTTTGTCTTCCCATTGGGTTTCCATAATGAACCGCGTAAACCATTTAGCGCGCTCATTGTTTGCAGACCACAGCGAAAACCAGCTATCAATATTCTTTTTAACTTCGGCGGTGAATTTCTTATCTTCGCGAATCACACCAAGCCTCCGTAATTTGCAATAACATGGGGCTTAAAAGTAGCTTTCGGCTTAGTGACTTCTTTTCTAAAATGCAGGGCCACGTACTGCTGACAGTCGTGGGTATGGGAGAACTCATTCTTGTCCGGCATGTCGTGGAACTTGTCGTGCGTGCCGCGCACCCGCTTTAAGTGATAGCTGCCTAAGAAGCCTTTGCGCAGCCGTGGGCACCCGGTCTTTGATACTTGAAAGGCGGCATGACCATCAATCAAGCGGGTCAGGAAGTGATTCACGGCGTCAATGCGGGGCGTTAGCGCGTTAGATGTCGCAGCTTCTACCTTGAAGCCTTTCAGGTTAAGCACATCAAAGCATGATCGCTCGTCGGTATCGCCGCGGCGGTTACCGGAGGGGTCAGCTACCGACTCAATGGTATAGCCAGCTAAGGTAGTGGCGATAAAGGGGTCGATATGGTTAGTAATGAAGCCTTCCAAACCCATGTCTTCTGAGCAGAGTTCTTTAATGGCTAGCAGACGCCCACCTGGTGCTAACTGGCAAAAGATGGCGCTGGGTGTTAAGCCAAAATCCCAGCCGATGACGACAGGCACGCCAGGGATGAAGTCAACACCGTTAGCAGCGTGGATATCATCGTTGTAGGCAGAATAAACGGGTCGACCGTCAATGAAGTAGCCGTAATTGCCCATGACCTGGACATTAATATGCTCTTCGGTGCGACCGATAATGGCGTTTAAGTAGTAGTCTCTAGGCAAATTGGCAATGTTTTCAGCATCTATATTGGTCAGATAGCTACCGTCGTCTTGCTTAATAAGTCCGGGTGGTTGTTTGACGATGAAATAACCTTTAGGCTTTAACACCTCAAACTTTTTATAGAACCAGCTTTCAGAATCGGGGGGGTTGGTATCGAGTATGACGCCATGCCAAAAAGGGGTTGGACATAAACCAGTGTTTGGGAATCGGCCAACACGCTCTTGACAGCGCTCAATGACAATCTCGGGTATGTTTCGGGCCTCGTTGATAAAGACGCCGGTTAGCTCCAATGATTCGAGCTTTTTGACATCTTCAGGTCTATCCAGCGCTAAAAAGTAGACTTCAAGCTCAATAACGCCTTTGCCATCGTTAAAGCTTGCCATGTAGCGAATAGGCGTTTTCATGCGCAGATGGGTCTGGCCGAGGTCGGCAAACCACATATTCCACGTAGCAAGCGTGGTTGTTTCCAGCTCGCCGTAGGTGTTGCGTATGATGGCCCAACGCGCGCGTCTAACGCCGTCAATGCACCTCGGCGCACCAACGGTCTTGAGTACTATTTCTGCGCAATTAGCTGTTGATTTGCCGCTACCCACTGGGCCCATGATGGCGCGCACGAAATCTGGGGATTTATGAAACTTATAGCCGGTGACGGATGGCTTGTAGTAGAGTCCGCTTTGCATCATCATGAAGCTGCAGCCGTGCACGGCGATATGCCAGTCATTGACGCTATCGTGGGCACGTTTGATGTCTTCAAATTGCTTTCGTAACGCGGTCACACTCATTTTTTATTAACTTCCATCCACGTTTGCATTTCTTCTTTAAGCTCTAGTAGCTCGATTGTTTTCGGGTCACCGTAGCGTTTGGGTAACAACACTTTTGCAATGAATTTGCGGGTATCAATCCGCAATCGGTCGCGCTGTACTTTGGCTGTATTAGCCGTGTCGCCCGCTGCTGAAAAAATACGGTCACCGCTTTCGTCATCAGCAATTTCTAATAACTCATCAACTAGAAAGTCGGCTTGCTGCTCTTTTGCGGCCCAATATTTTTTTCTGAAATCTTCTTTGTCTTTGAGCCACTGAAAGATGGTCTTAGGCGACGGCCATGTTGCTTTGTTATCTTTGCAAAGACTGCGAATACCACGCGACGAGGTAGCGATTTCGCCGCAAATCTCGGCTGCTATCTCGTCTGTGTAGTAGACGCCTTCTTGCTTAGGCTTTTTCTTTACTGTCATCTTCGGCTATTACGTTATCAATGCCTTCGCGTGAATAGGCCTTCTTAAATCCACTCATGGCTTTCTTCGCATATTCTGTTTGCCCAATTCGTGCAATGACTCTATTCATATAATTGACGTAATCGTCATCATTTAACGCTGCTATTTCATAATTATTCAGAACCGGTATTTCATAATCATTCAATGCTGCTATATCATTCATCGTTGCTAGCATCTTCAGTTTTTGCTAAATCTTTGGTTGCTTGCGCTTCTTTTTCAGCTAATTCTTTGTTTTCAGCTTCAATTGCTAGCACACATTTTTTGGCGATGTGTGAACACATATCAGCAGCTTCTAAGCCGACAGCTTTAATAGCCAAATTGCAGATGGTGATGACGGCCTGTAGTTCGTTTTGGTTAAAATCGATTTGCATGTAAGTCCTACTCTTCGTTAACAACAGGGGATTTCAGCGCGCTGTATAAGCTGTTAAATTGCTCGCCAAACTTTGCGCTAAAATTAGGGATGGTTTGTTTTGCAAGCTCAATAAATTCGAGCAACAAGTCTTGTTCTTCGATGCTCAAGTCCACAAAAAGTGGCGCTTCTTTGTCGTCGGTCTGCTGACAAACATCATCCAGCGTTACTCTAAACTTGCGTACGCCGTCGTGACCAAGCTTGGCTTGAGTAAGCTCATAAAAAGTGCGGAAAGATTCAATATTTGCTTTGCTAAATTTGTAACGCATGGCAATCTCCTTGATTAATGTTTGTGTTTGGATTTGGTTTCTAAATGCGAAACTTTCGCAATTAGCAAATTGATGGTTTCAGACATTTGTTTGATTGCGGCGGTGTTCATAGCGGTCATGCTGCCGTCTTTGATGAAGAAGCTCGCATCGTCTTTGTCTTCATCGCTGAGCTCTTCGTACTCGCCAAACGCAAGCTGCCTTGACTTGCCATCTTTGTCAGCAAGCTCAACGCGCGCGCCAGGAAAGCGGTTTGCGTAGAGTTCGCGGGCATCAAAGCCGATGCTGTCGTGTGCGTCTTCGAGTAGCTTGTAGCGGATGACGCGGGTGTCGCTGAGGAATGCCAGCGGGGATGCGAATTTAGCGGACATCGAGCCCATAATTGCTTCAGTAATATCTTTCTTTAGCCGGATGTCAGACGTTGTAACAACGCCGCCGGCAAGATACCCAATGCCAAATCGATTTGTTGATGTGCCGATGTTATTTGAGCCGTTATTTCGCGAATGCAGCGCGCCGCCGAGTATCATCCTGTCATTGTCTATGCCAAAAGCCCAGTCATTCCCGGTGCCAGGCGCTGAGCTGCTAAACGAGTTGATTGATGTATTCAGGTAGAAGAACATGGCGTTGCCGGAGCCAAACGTTGCGCTATGATAGGTCTTAACAAAGTGCGCCCAACCCGAGTCTGAGCCGCTGGCATTGGTTACAGAAAAAGACATTTGGTTGCTGGCGGTTGCCGGAAAACCAGACTTTTCACCGCCGCCGATACTCACCCAGGCCCTGGGCGTTGTCGTGTCGCCAAAGCCTGCTTGCCCACCGCTTCGAAAGATGAATTGGGTTGGCGTGACATTGCCTTCAACGCCCAAGTCATGCGATAAGCGCAAGCTCAGCGACGTATGCATGGCCGTGCCAGATTTTTCGTATGCGCCCACATCCCATTTTGCGATATTGGCATCTGTGTAACCGACGACACCATTAAGCGCAAAAACTGCCACGGTTTTTGGTGCTAGCATTGTGCCGATGCTTGACGCATTAAACCCAGCGTTAGCGCCGGTTGATGGATAGTTAAAAATGGCTGGCCAAGATGCGGTGGGCATAGTTGGGATACTGGTTGGTGTTCCGCCAACAGTTAGCAGCGCGCTGTTAGCGAGCTGGTTGTTATAGCCCACACCAAGCGTTGAGAACGCGGATGGTTCGCCGACGCTTGCAAATTCTTGATAGAGATAAGCGCCAGTTGATGTCTTGTATTTTGATTTAACAGACGGTATGGTTTCGTCAACATAAAGATTGAGTTGTTTATTATTTGTAAACGAGCCATCGGCTAAGTAATTGGTATCAACACCGCTTAAGCCGTAAGTGCCGGTTGCAATCGCCGAACGCGCTTGCGCATCACTGTATGAGCCTTGGACAAAGTCAACCCAAGCCGTACCGTTATAGCCTCTAAATGAGCTAGTTGCGGAATCGTATCCGATAACGCCAGTAGCTGCTGTTGCTGTGCCTGACAGCAACAAGCTGGTTGTTCTGACTGTCGTTGCGTATAGATTTGCCCAAATGTTGCTGGGTCCGCCGAGCGCGCCCGTGTTAGTTGTAAAAGGTCGGAAATAGTTGCTGACGGCATTGAATTCTTGTGTCGCTGTGAACGTGCCGGCAGCGGTTAAATCGACGTTGTTGACATAGCCAACTTTAATTACCGATGTGCTTGAGCTATTCGTCACAAAGCACATCATGTTGCTTGCCATTTTCATGATGCCAGTGCGTTTGTTGCCGCCCGAATCGCACACAAATCCCGTGCCGTCTGTTCCAAGCCGATAGTTGCCAGAAGTCGTAATATCACCGGTTGCGGAAAGCGTGCTAGAGCCTGTTATTGCGCCGGTAGCGGCAATCGTGCCGGTCGTTGAGAAGTTTGTTGAGCTCCACGCACCGGGCAATGACCCGCCGGTGCCATTTATGTCAATTGCTAGTCGGTTTCCGGTGCCTGGCGCTGTTGAGCCGGCTTGCGTTGCGCTGCTATTCAGGTAGATGCGAATCCAGTTATTTGGGCTTGACGCAACGCCGGTATGACCACTTTGAATAAAATGCGTGAAGCCGCCGGTCAAATATTCAAGTGTAAATTGCGCTAAATTGTTGCTAGTATCGACCGAATCATTACCGCCAGAAATATTGACCAGACCATAATTTTTTGAGTTTGCTGCTACTTTTAAATTTAGCTTGTCAGCGTTCCAACCACCCGGCAGCAACCCGCCGCCATTGTTAACTTCAAAGCGCTTAGTGCTACCAGTGCCGGCTGCTGAGGAGCCGGAAACTGTTGTGCTGTTGTTTAAGTAAAGCTCGAAGGCGTTGTTTAATGTATCAGTAAGCGTTCCGCTGTGCCGCGTTCTTAAGTAATGCGAAAATCCGCCAGTATCAAGCTCTAAACCGAGCTGCACGACTGTGCCAACGCCGGCACCAGTTGCGCCGCCACCGATGGTTAGCTTGCCGCGGTTTTGCGCATTTGCGCCGGCGTTTAAGAAAAGCTTGTCAGAGCTCCAAGAGCCGGGCAATGAGCCGCCTGCGCCATTTATCTCTAGTGACAGCCTATTACCGGTGCCGGGCGCCGTTGAGCCTGTGCTGGTCGTGCTGCTATTGACATAGAATCGCACCCAGTTGTCGGCGCCGGCCACGTTATGATGGTTGCTTTGAACAAGATGCGCGAAGCCGCCGCCACTTGTGCCGTTAAACAAAAACGCCATCTGCACAGCATTGCCGCTAGCGTCCGCGGTATTATTGCCTTTTCCGACATTCAGCACGCCGATATTCTTTGTCGCGTCTGTAAAGCCGAGACCGACATTTGAAAAGGTGGTATTAGTATTGGCGCCAACAAGAGAAAAGTCATACGTATTGCTGGCATCTTTCTTCCAGCGCACATTGACTGTGTTGCTAGTCGTGTTGCCCCACAACATTGCTTGCGTGTTAGCAAGCGTTGTAGAGACTGCTGTGGCGAGCCCTATAGATAGATTTGTTACACTGATATTGCTTGCGTCAACTGCGTCTAGTGACGCTTTGTTGATTATTTTCGTGGCAGATGGGTTTGCTAAATGCGTGTCAACGAGCGCGTTTGCGTAGAATTTCTTGGTTAATTCTGTTATTTGGTCGGTGTTATAGTCACCATCCATTGCGCCGATGGCGCCGGTTCTGCCAAATACGCTTGGCACGGGCACGCTAAAAAGCAATTCGACCCAGTTTGCTAGCGTCGAAGCCGGCAGCTGACTTAAAACAAAGGTCTTGCTAAGGTCTGTGCGCACAGCTGTTGAGCCAAGCGGTGCAGCAAGCGCAAGCATCGCAGCTTGTGATGCAACAACAAACGTTTCACCGGTAACTTGAGCTGGCCTCTGGCCCACAAGCAGCTTTCCGTCAGGACCGAGCGTTGCAAAGTGATTAGCTGTGCCGCCGAGCTTTGTTAGAACGTATTCGCCAATTGATAGCGGAAAAGCTTTGTATGTGCCGGTGCCGTCACGGCTAATAAGGGTGACGTCCGTGTCATACAGCTGTCCACTATCGGGGAACTCGCTAAACTTTTTCGGGGTATTTGGCATCAGACGTCGGTCACTATGTAGTCGCCGCCATCGCTGATTAAGCGCGTGCCGCTATCGTCTGCAATCCAATGCTCGTCAATTGGGGAATGCGCTGATTTCTTGCGGAAGAAGAAATAGTAGATTTGGTTGATTGCCATCGCGCGCGCCCTATTTTTGCGTAATGGTCACCTTATACCGCGCCCAGAATGCTGGGGGCAGATGCAATATATACAGGGCTGTAGTTGGCGTGCAGGGGTGTATGGAGAGTACAGGGGTGTAGGATTAATAGAGGGGTAGCTGCGCGTGATGTCAAAGTTTTGGCAAAGAAAAGGGCCGTTAGGCCCTTGTGGTGTTGCTAGCGTTTGTCTCGTCATCCTGCCAAATCTCAATCCATGCCGCAAATGAATCCCAAAAATGCTTGGCTAGGAAATGAGAGTCGCAATAGAAATAAATTGACGTTATGGGCGGAGTTTTATGATGATAACGTATAAAACTATCAAAACTATCAATGCAATCAAGTCTACTTACTTTATACGTAATTTTCTCTGAGTCCTTAATCATCATGCGCCTCCGCAACATCAATATCGACTACCACCCAACCGCTTCCAAAATGGAAATAGTTTAATATGCCCAATAGAACACCCAACCCAGCTTTAATCGCCATACAGCACACGCCCAACATCTACCCGCAAAATTTACTATCTGTATATCCCCTATTGATACACAACAACCTGCTGTGTTAAAGTATCTGTGCGTTACTTGCATGCCGTGGCAACATTTCCATCACCTAGTGTCGTTTACGGCTTGTAAGTGTTCGCCGCTAGCTTAAATGGTAGCGTTTAACCATCGGGTAGATGGAAGCATCAAGCTTATAGCCCCAGCCAATAACTGGGGCTATTAACACAGCAAATCAAAATAAACGCCCAATATGTTCAAAAATATTTCTATCTGGCCCATCATAAAGCGAGCGCTTAGGCATGTGGTCCGCATAGTAAACACTGTTTGCGCATCCACCTTCTAGCTCTAGAAGGCTTGCCACAGAATTGCCAGATGTTTTATTCTCTTCTGACTTTTCAACATTAGCTTTATCAAGCCTTTCAATGCTCTCAACAATTTTTATCAGCAAGCTCTTTATCTCTTCTAGCTCGCTCATTATTAGCCTCCTCAGCATTCTCATAATAAATATCGCGCAAAGGAATAAACGTAATATGACCATCAGCGCCAACCAAAAAAGGTTTCTCAATACATAAAGCGGTATGAAACTCAATGTAGCGCTCAAGCGCAGCTTCTATCTCACTCATCCTTGGCATCCTCAGCAGGCTCAAGATCATCTTCTTTAGCACGAGTTATGCCGCCTCTATAACGCTCAAGTTCTTCGTCTTCAAAGCGTAGTCCATAACGTATTTCTGGAACGCTCTCAGTATCTTGCTGAAAGTGCCAGACGCCCTGAATTTCATCCTGCCAGCCCCAGTATTTGTCACGCTCAACAATTACAGCTATATAGTGATTATAGTCATTTCTTCTCAATCTCACTTTGTCACCAACATTAAACTTAAATTTAGCATCGTAATTATCTTGCCAATAAATGACCGCTTCAGTATATATAGTGCTTATTTCATAGCATTTACTATAGCATATGCTCGTGAGCTCCCTTTTTACCATGCCTATCTTTTCAATCTCAGCCGAACTTGATTTGTCTATCTTTTTAATCTTATCAATATAGCGCTCAAGCGCAGCCTTTATCTTTTCAATCTCACTCATCACGGCCTCCTGCTGCGCCACACTCAGCGTGTCTAACCAACCATTCAACATTATTGCCGTGGGTAGGCAGCGCGACAACCTCAAACCTTTCAACTTTCTTCATAATCATGCTTAGCAAGGCTTTAATTTCTTCAATTTCATCCATTGCCTTACTCATTCCCATCTCCTATATTCCAAATCCCATATCATCCACTACAGCCCAAACATGCGGCGAATTAGGCTTATCTTGGCGCTGCACAACTATCCTACACGCCGCTTTGATATGCAAAAGCTTCACATTTATCCGACGCTTTAGCAGTCTGGCATTACCTTCCGTGACATCAAGCTCATCACATATCTTTGTCAGCGTCGCACTGTCATTGCTGCAAATATGCTCGAGTATCTTCATCTCAAGCCGCGATAACGGTATGAAGCGCTTAGCAAAAAGGTCGATTATTTCTTGGTATGTCACTATACTTTAATCTCCACAATATCGATATTATGAATAGCCTTCACCAGCGCCTTTTTAAGCTTGTAAATCGGTGTCGGATAGCCTTTCACATCTTCAACTATCTCGCAGCCAGTCTTAGCGTCGATGTATTTAAAGTCGGCGCGATAACTGCATATCTTCAGCCCATTCACCGCAAGCTTGTACTCCGGCTGAAGCTCAAGTTGACGTATCTCGCCCTTCATAGCCAGCACGCTTAGCCACGCATACCGGTTGGCTTCGGCTATGCTGTGGAAGTTGATGCCATCGAACTGGACGCGCTTAGCGCCGTACTTGCTGCGCCTTAGCATCTGTGAAGAATGCTAATAACTGCTTGTCTATAATTTCCTTTTCTAATGCTTAGACATGGGTCGATAATAAACTTATCGCTCCAAAATCGCTTTCTGATGTCTTCAAAAAAACCAGACTCCCATTCTCTAAATTTTACTTCAGCTTTGCTAGCTTCATACATGCAAACGGTCGCGCTCAAGCTTGCGCACAACTTTTTTAATCGCTTAGCGCGCTCAAGCTTAAAGCAGTAATAAATAGCTCTTGACATGATAGTAAAATCTTTATGCCCAAGTCTAATATCACGCACCGCCAAGTATTTTGCAACTTCTTCGACAGATATGTCTTTGCCCGAAGCTGCTTCATGTTTTAACCTGTCAACGATAAGTTTATCTTCATCAAGGTAAGCCGAAAAATCCTGGCGCAGGAAGTGGCGCACATGATCTTCCGCCATATCTAGAACGAATCTCCAGTTGCACATTTTCATCTCAACAGGTCTATCACCACTCATTCTATCACCCCACCATCTTCAGCTTTCTTAGCGCACATTAACTCTTCTGAGCGCACCTCGGCCTTTGCTTTATAAACAATGACAGCTTGCGCGCACAAGATGTATGACTGATTTTTTATAGCTTCAATTATCTCTATCTCAAGCTCTTTAGCGTCGCTTTTTATCATGCGAGAAAAATTATCATAATTATCAAATATTGCAATCATATCTAAGAAGCGGTGGAAGTAGCCATGCATGGTTTCGCAAATGTCAATTATTTTAAAAGCATCCTCCAACGGATATTCACGCTCGCAATCTTTTATTAAGATATTCAACTGCTCAAGTAAAAGCACGGTCGCTACTGAAGCCCTGGGAATATATGAATGCAGCGCGGCAAAATCGATATCAGAAAAATCAGAATTCACCATAGAAAAACTAAGATCGGACCTATACTTCCTGTAGCCATCTAGCCACATTTCAACGCGAGACTTAATTATAGAAGCATAGTGGGCATTATAGATATAATGCCGGTATGACTCCTCATCAAAAACCACGCTGCATCTCTCACAGCCGCTCATGCTTCCACCTCCATGCTCTTTTCATCTTTCTTGTCACGCTCTAACTCATCTTGCGTTTCTACCTTTGCTTTATACAAAATGATAGCTTGTGCACAGCGTATAAATTGCCTGGTCCTTATCAGCTCAATTATCTCGCTCTCAACATGAGCGCTTGATTTAACAATCATGCGAAAAGTGGTAGACCAATCACCAATGTTTGAAACACATTGAAAGAAAAAATCTGGAGTTCCGCAATACATTTCTGTGCAAATTTCAATCATTCTTGTGATATCAAGAGATTTTACATCTTTCTTTGAACAAGCAATAAAACTGCTTAGCTCAGCCAGCAAATGCACTGCTGCAATTTCTTTTTCGCGAAAAACAAGACGTGTATACAAATGCTCAGCTGCGTACTTATAATCTAAAGACAACTGCAAGTAATTCTTATTCGCTATTTGCAGGCTGTGCTCATCTAGCCAGGCTCTAACGACAGACGTAACTCCTGAAATATATTCCTGAGTACAAAACTCAGGCACGCTATCATCGTAAACCGTGTCTGGGTTAAACAACCATGACCTACCATTTTCGCCGCCATCATTACTTTTATCATCACTCATGCTTCCACCTCCACAACTTCTCCTAACCTAATAACTTCACGGTCAGGCATCGATTGCACGATATTTGACACTCTAGCTAAAAACGTACGCTGTATCTTTCTATCAAGATACTTAGCAGATTTTGACAGATTCGCTTGCTTGATAAGCTTCGCAGAAATAAGTGTCGCAATCGTTGCGGCCGTGGCGCTAACGCTCTCTTTAAACGCATCTCTATCATCAATGTAGCTAATTTTAAAGCATCCACGGATCGTAAGGTTAGCAAAGTCAGACTTATCCATCTTTGCGCCGACAGCAAACGAATCTTGCACCTCAGCTGGCAGGCTTTTATCCGCACGAAGCCTGCTTATCCTTTTCTGAAACCCTTCATCTTCCAGAAACCCATAAACTAGAGATAGAAGCGTATCTGCCATTTTCCGAACAATTACTACTCTTGCTTCAGTGCTACTATCCATCATTCTCTTCCTCAGCATTGGCTATAGTCTGATCGATAAACCTTTTCATTTCTTTGCGGGGTATCAGCATTATAATTGTTTTTACTTTGTCAAAGCTTTCAACTGAATCGCAGCCAAAGACAACAGAACAAGCCCAGCACTTGAGCACCTCAGCGCCGAACTTTTTATGGCATAAAACAGTATCATCACACATTAAAGCAGCAAAGCTTAAAACAATTAATGCAAGTTTGTTTAAATCATATGTGTGTGGAGTATGTTTCTCGAGCGGCATTTCAAAAAACTCGAGGTAATCATCGCCAAACTCTCTCTTAACTCTCTTAAAAACCTTTAATTTTGAATCGTCACTCCCAAACAGCTCTGCCAGGCACATAGCATTCAAAATTGAAATTGCTCTTTCAACAACATCATCTACCGACACTTCACTACTATCCATCATTCTCTTCCTCAGCCTCTTTCATCAGTAGCTTTATCTCACTTTCCGGCATTGCTTTTATAATGCTTTGTATTTTCCTGAAGTTTTCAACTGAATTATAGCCAAGCATATTTAAACCAACCCATGGCATCAGGCCTGCTTCCATGAGCTTTGTGCTGTCTCCATTAATAAAAGAAGAAAGCTTTACAATTGAGTTTGCAGAGCTTTTTAAGGCTGCATCAGATTGCCCACACATTGCCGCAACTTGGCTTAGAATCGAAAGCGTTCCGCCGCAAAATTCGCCAGTATACTTCTTAAGAAGATCGGCTTTTTCTTCTTGCGTTGAATCTCTTTCTACAATCTCCATTGTTGCGGCAATAGCCACCGCTTGCTCTCTAACAGCTTCGGCTCTAAAAGCCCTTGAAATCCAACCCACCCTCATCTCCTCAATAAATTCTTAATTGCGCTCAAATGCTTAAGCCTTACGTGCTCTGTAGCAAGTGCATCAACGCTCTCAGGCAGCGCTTGAAACTTAGGCAGTGAAAGCTCCACCCCCTGCCTTACCTGCTCACACCGTCGCTTATACGCGCCCTCAAAGCGTGCATAGGCTTCCTTCTCCGCCAACGTGCGCATCTCATACGCCCCAACATCCATAGCCGCATGGTAGATTGCCGGGTGCGCATAATCTCGTTTAACGGCAAGATTGAACGCCACCCTTGACTCTGGTATTCCTAGCTCATCAAGCGGCGTAATACACAGCTCTGCAAGCCTTAGCGGGCTAGGTGGGAACACTTTCCCAGCATCAGATTTCTTATATCGGCACAAAGCTTGCTGAATCTGCTCATGCGAGAACGCTTGCAGCTCGCGATACCAAACCGCCCGAATAGCGGCCATGGCGTTTGCGTAGTGCTCGCGCTCGGCTGGGAACTGACTGCTCCACGCTCGGCCATAGAGCAACATCATCTCGCCAAACAATTTATCTATCGCGCTCAATTCGCATTTAACGTGCTGACTCATCTCGTGCTTGCTTTGCGAGATAGTCCCACGCGTTTTCATGAGCTGAGTTGCTATGCTTGCTACTTGTCGCATGTTTGCCCCCTGTTGCTACTTTCTCTTCATCTTCCCAGCGGCGCTGTGATAAATACGTCGTCGGGTGCGGAATGAATCGGCTAGACGTGTCTTGCCACGACTCATCGTTTTGCAAACGTACTTTCAAATCATCAAGAATTAAATCAATTTGGTTATCAAGCTTCGCTTTTACCCAGACCTTCAAGGCCATCGATTTCTTAACTTTCTTTGGATACGTCTGCCAAAATTTATCAAAATGGCCGAGAGTATTTATATCTAATTTATTAGATATAATACCGGATACCGGAGGTGTGTCGGCCTGAGCAAAATGGGGTGGTACGGCCTGACTTTTTTCAACCTCTGAGACCCCTTGTTTTACAGTGTTTCGTCTAGGCTTGCCTATGTCAAGAAAGGGTGTCGGCCTTGTGTCGGCCTGGTTTTGAACGGATTTATCCCGTGTCGCCAAAAGACATTTAAAAATCAGTCTAGTGCCGCTACTTTTAATCTCAATTAAGCCCACTCTTTCCAGCTCTTTTGCAGCCCTTCTTATTTGTTGTTTACCCGGTGAGCCCGTTTCAGTTGTTAATATTCCTGCGACCGGCTCTATATACAATTCTTCACTTAATGATTGCCATGAAATCTTACGCTTAACACCTACCACGCACGTTGAAAAATCCATGTATGGCCGTATGCCGGCATAATATAAACAACGCGTCAGATATCGCAGCCCGTTTAGGGCGTCTCTTTCATCATCATTAATCTGAAACGCCACAAGAAATCCTACTTATTTGCTGATGCTTATATAAACAACCCGAACACAATTTTACTAGCTTCATGCAATCAAAATTAAAAAGCAGGCAAAAACTATTACTGAGACGCATTTGCTAGCATCTTCACCAAGAAACATGTGCGCTAAAGCGTATGAACCTAAGAGAATGGCGGAAGGAATCAGTATAAAAATAACTATAAGTAAAGCTCTTTCTAAAATATGCGCTAAAATCTTGCCAGCCAAACCTAGCGGCTTAGCGCTCTCTCTTTCAACTCTATTAGCTTCATTCAGCGCCACTAATCTATCGACCTCGGCGGATGCTGCAGCTATTTCGGCATCTATAGCCTGCGTCCCATGCAGCATCTCTGCACGGCTAATGTGAGACCCATAAAGCATATTTTCATAAATAACTTTGCCGTAGCGTTTGGATAATTCTAATTGATCTTCCATACTTGTACCTCTAAGCCTCTACTACCAACGACCAACAACTATCTTCATATGACCCGCCACCATCTTCACAAATCTCCACGCAATCATTACAAGAGTTGCAAACATCACAAACGGCGCGCAAACAATCGCAACCACAACAGCTAAAATAGCAACTGCTGGGAATATAAAAAACGCCAAGAAAATATCAAGCATTCGCGCTGCAGCCTTCATATAAGCATCTTTTCCCATCTTTTTTGCTAATCCCACTTTAAAAAAACAACGCCTAAAAATTTGAATAGGAACGGAGCAGCTTGTATCTGCATAAAAACTAACCACCCTATTGCATACCAGCCCATGCTAGCATCTACCGATTTATTGTTTATCAGCTGAATTATCAGCAATGCAAATGTAGCCGACATTAAAATAACTTGTAGCGGATGCTGCTCTATCATCTATATGCCCCTACTGCTTTTCTTTAAAAAACATGTCAGCAGTTATCTTAATCCCAGCTTTCTTTGCTAGCTGCATGTACTTCTTAATAACCTCGCCATCCCTAGGAGTTCTCTTGTAATTCTCATAATGAGATACAGCCGATGCGCTTTTGCCAAGAAATTCCCCTAGTTTTGCAACGCTCAGGCCGGTAAAGAATCTAATTTTCTTGTAAACATTTGGTTCTTTATGATTTTCCATTTTCAGCCTCATCTACGCCAAGTAGATTACTTTATACTATTTGTAGGTATTGTCAATAGTTGGTTGACTTGGATTTACTGCTGTCATACTATCTACAGAATGCAATGCTTAGTTACTAAGCGTATTTATTATTAGGTGGTTACTCATGAAAATCGGCGATCGGTTGAGAAAAAGAAGAAAAGAGTTAGGCTATACAGTTGAAAAAGTGGCTGAGCTATGTGACTGGCCAACCGGTGGGAGAGTCTCACATTATGAGAATGGAAGACGACAAGCAGGCTTGGATGATATTGAAATTTTGGCAAAAGCGTTGCAAACTACATCCTCTTGGATAGCTTATGGAATGGAGCTTGCTGGGTATATGTATGAAGGAACAGAAGAGCAATGCTTAAAGCAGGCACAAGCTACTGGGCTTATTCCTGTCTTGCCCTGGGAGCACGCAATTAAATGGAAGGAGGGAAAAGACAAAGCGACAACTAAAGCAAAGACCTATATCCCGTATTATGACAAATTTTACGAAGACTTATTTGCCTTGGAGGCTAAAAATGATTTTATGTCTACAAATACTATAGATTTTAGTTATAAAGAAGGTGATCTGCTATTGATAAGGTCTATTAATCCTGAAAATGAAGACATTGTCTTAGTCAGATTAGATGGGGATGAAAACCCGGTTTTTAAGAAGTATCGAAAAGAAGGAGGAGTAATATATTTTATGTCTATAAATAGCGTAATTCCGCCAAGGGAAAGCACTATTAATGACTGTATAATTGGCGTTTTGTTTGAAAAAATACCAAAGTCAATTCGTTATAAGAGTAACATAAAGTAATTTTTTAAGGCTTGCAGGCCTTGATAAAGCAAACGCCAGGGCCAAAAACCCTGGCATCCTAAAAGCCAGCGGCGAGCTGGCTTTTTACTTTCTACTAAAAAGAACTATACAAAAAAGTCCAAATAATAATATAACATGTGATCTTGATAATCAACCATTTATTTATAGCATATCTCTTACAAATTGATGCATATAGTGCTGACGCTGGCAAGACCCTATAAGATGTATGATCAGTGCCCGCCCATAAGCATGTGTGAAAAAATCCTTTAAAAACAATAGGTTACATTGTATGGCTTATCTTTTGACTTACCAAAAATGCAGCTCACCTTACAAGCCATTGGATGGCTTTGTTTTGGTCAATTAGGGAAAATTTATGCTGCTCACAGACTGCGAAATACATCGATTAACCGGTTATAAAGGCAAAAAGCTGCAAAGCGAATGGCTTACGCGTAACGCAATACCTTTTTATGTCCGAGCCGACGGCAAGCCAATGGTGCTGTCTTCTCATCTGGATTCTTGCAGCAAGCCACAAACGATAGCAACAACCCTCACGATGGGAGACCTATTTGATAAATACATGCTAGAGATAGCACCGCTTAAATCTAAGTGCTCATTTAAAAACAACGTAAAAGAGATAGCAACTTTACGGAAAGCATTCGGGGCAGCAGAGCCAAAAGCTATCCGCGCCGTAGACATTTACAAGTTTATAGATGCAAGGGGGGAAAAGACGCCGGTTGCTGCTAACCGAGAAAAAGCCTTACTATCGCACGTATTTAGCAAGGCAATACGCTGGGGCATTGTCACAACAAACCCGTGCAAGGAAGTTTGTTGCTTGCCAGAGCAAAAACGGAATCGCTATGTAACCGATGATGAGTTCCAGGCAGTGAGGGCTTTCGCGAGCCCACTCCTTTGTAATTTCATGGATTTTGCTTATCTAACAGGTCTTCGAAAAAGCGACGCCTTAAAGGTGCGCTTAGTAGATATCCAGCCAAACGGCATCCATATTAATGTTAACAAAACCGGAAATCAACTTATTATAGAGTGCAATCCGGAGCTAAGGCGCTGCATTGCCCGAATAAAGGCTATATCTGCACCGCTAAATAGCCCCTGGTTGTTTTGTAACCGAAAGGGTCAAGCGTACACCGCAGACGGTTTTAGCACTCTGTGGCAACGCATGGTAAAAAAAGCATTGGGTCTAGGCATTATTGAAGAGTCCTTTAGAATTCATGATCTTCGCCGCAAGACAGCCAGCGATGCGCCGAATATCGAGCATGCAAGGCGCTTATTAAGCCATTCTACGCAGTCTACGACGGCAGGCTATATCAGTGGGCCGCAATCGGTTCAGCCGTTAAATAGCAGTTTTTGCATGTAAATAGGGGTTTTTGAGGGAAAATAAGGGAAAATAATGGAAATTTAAGGTTTTTTCAAAACTTCAAGAGATGCCAAATTGCTGAAACCCCTTATTTTACTGGAGCTGACTGTCGGATTTGAACCGACGACCTGCTGATTACAAATCAGCAGGTCTATCAGCTTAGCTGAGCCGGCCTAAGGCCTTTTTCTGCCTAGGATTCTAACAATATTGAGCATTTCACTCAATTTAAGCCCGAAAAAACAATTTTAACCGTTATTGCTGGATTAAAATCTTGTAAGCGATAGTGGATTTTTTGCGTGCGTGAATAACCAAAACAACCAAGAATAACGCCCTTATTTTCAGGGCGTTAACATCATAAGACTAACATAAAGTAACTCTTTTCGCCTTGTTGCAGCAAGGACTGCTCATACGTTGCGCATAACCAGCTCAGATAAGATAACAAAAATAAACTTATATGTGAAATACAATTGGTATTGACAATACACACCCGGTAGATATACTAGTACTTAAAGTATGTCTTCTATTATACATACGTAAACGACTAATTTTAAGCTTTATAGCACAGGAGGCAACATGGACCGCAAAAGCTACTACCAACAAAATATTGAACTGTACGCCGTCGACAACTTTATCGATGTATTGGAATCTTGTAGCGCATCAAAGCTCTCAATTGCAAGAATGCGTGCAGTAGAAATGAAAGAGCCGCTAAACAACGATGCCACCATGGCATTCTGTCTTGCAAAGATTAATCTCAATAGCGCGCAAGATAAGTTTAAGCGAGCTGAAGAAGCGCTATTTAGCTCAATCGTCGAAGAACAATGGCCAAAGGTGCTAGAAGACGTAGCTGCAGCCAAAGCAACATTAAAAGGAGATAGCAATGATTAGCATGAATTATGACGGCGTCAGCAGAAAAGAACGTCTATCAGCGAAGATATCAAAGCACAGCAAGCGAAATGTTGCCGAAATCAGCCCCTACTATTACTACTTAGAAAAGTTATTCGAAGACAAGCCATTGTCATTTTTAGATTTAGTCAAAGAATTTATAGGGGTGAGGTAATCATGAGTGAAACTGAAGATTTGTTCGAAAAGATAAAGCGACACCAGTTTATTGACCATCATCTGCCAATAATTATAGATATAGTTAATGACAATAGAATAGGTAACTCAATGCTTGCCGATATTCTTCTTGAAAAGACCACAATTAATGACTGGCTTCTCAATGCAGACAAGAAGAAGCTTGATGCAATCTCAAGAGTGATTGCGTACAACATGATAGACGGGGAAAGTGATGAAGCATGTGCCGCATTCGTAATGAAAAAGCTTCGTTCAATCGCAAGAGATATCAAAGTAGAAGGGGAAACTGATGGATGACGACCATCTGCTCGCATATGATAGCACTTGCGCATTTGGTGCAGATCTTAAAGCCATTTCTAGAAAGATTGAGCACTCAGTTAAGCATGAATTATCAAAAAGGTATGACTGGCTTTTTAGCCCGCACCTTAACCCGAACTTCAACTTTTTAAGAGATAGAATATTATTGATAGTTGCAGAAAATATTTTAGACAGGCTGTCAGACGGGGACGGAGAAAAGGTTAGGCGTAACGCAGCCAGGATACTAAGCATGCTGACTAACATTGCGATTGAAAGCCACAAAAAGGGCATTGAAAAAAGTAAATTCTGGGAGAAGTCCAGTGGATGATGACTACCAGCTATACGCATACGAGATTGAGCTAAGCAAGCAATGGGCCGAAGAACAAACTGAAGGAGAATACTATGAATACGAGCGATACCATCACAGAGTTAACAAAAGCGATAACTGCTATGCGCACACAGCTACATCCTGTGCAAAAAAGTGGCCGCAATGATTTTCACAGGTATAGCTATGCAAAGCTTGAAGATTACATTGCAACAATATCGCCAGCGCTAATTGAAAACAAACTATCAATTGTCACGTCGGTTGCAGAAGTCACTATGCTCGCACCAAGACCGTCAAAAGGCGATAAAATGGAGAATGTAGCGCTTGTTAAAATCGCCATGCGGCTAATACACACCAGCGGTGAATGGCTTGAAGTAGAGTCTTTTGGCGAAGGACAAGACCCCGCGGACAAGAGTATATACAAAGCTATAACGGGCGCTAGGAAGTACGGCATAGCATCAATGCTGGGGCTTGCAACAACTGATGATCCAGAAGCCGGCGGCGCGTCTATTACCCACCATCCGCTCAAGAAAAATCCAGCATACCCGCAACATGACAAGCAGCCAATGCCACCGCCACGATTGATTAATAGCGCTAACAACACCAAGCCGCTAGCTGAGTACGTTGAGATGATAGATGGCTGCAAAACCATCGATGAGCTGAAAAATGTCTACAAAGACATATACAAATATGTGCAACTGTCCGGTGATAAAGCTTTATTGCAAGGCTTAAACGCCGCAAAAGAAAATAGAAAA